TATCACTATCATTTGTAACAGTAATTTTAGGATTGTTAATATCCTTAATAGCAACAGGATTTGTTGGTGTAGGTATTGCACTCTGAGTTGATTTACCGTACAAAGTTAACCCAATAATGTTACAATCACTACTATCATTAAGCACAATGCTAGTTGACTTATCTGTTGTAACTTTAATAGCGTTTTGTAAAACATCTGCTTTAAGTTGTACAATGTCTGTAGCATTCTTCTTTACTGCTGTATCATTGTTTGTCTTGTATGCATTAAAATCAGTCTTATCAAGCTTATCAGCTTTCACACTTTCAATATCTGATAGAGGTGTTTCTAACTTACTGTTCACATAGTCAAATACTGCTTTGGTGTCAGGATAATAGTCTAAACTGGGATGTGTAATCACACTTACCTTATTAGATACATTTTCTTTAGTTTCTAACTTGGTATTGATTTCATCAACACTGTTATTAAAATTCTGCCTATCTGTATTTGCCTGTTCAACAATGCTATTAGCCTTGTCGGTTAGTGCTTGTACATCTGTTTTGTGCTGAGCTTCAATACTTGTTGCTCTTTTCTCCCAATCAGACTTATCTGCATTTACTTGTTTCTTCAGCGACTTAATAGCACTTGCTAATAGTTCATTTACATTAATGAAGTTATCACCATTCGAGTACACGATACTAACACCTGATGGTACTGAACCACTCACAATATCCACATTGCCAACTGTGTTATCAATATAGATAGTCTTTAGTGAGGTACACCCACCAAATGTACCATTATTAATTTTTGTAACATTATCTGCAACAAAGACTGTTACAATATCTGTCTGACTTGTTGCAAAGCTACCTGTACCTAATGCTTCCGTTGTTGTTGTGTTCTTTAGCACACCATCAGAAGTGAAGGTTGCAGAAAAATTGAACCTAGTACCTTGAATAGCTTTAGCTATATTCTCATCCATTTGGTTCAAATTTTCTGCATTGATAGGTGTTTGCTTACTGGGACTATTCTCCCAATTAATTAAGTTGTAGCCCATTGTTTATCATCATCTCCTTGATATTTTGAACTTTCTGTACTTACTTGGACTGTAATGCCAACTGTTCCGGATAAAGTTCTGTTAAAAATTGTACTTGTAATTGTTGGAGTGTCCTCTACTCCTGTATTTAACTGTATAGTATCACCAGGTTCTAGCCACCAACGGTCAAACAGGTTAACGCTAAAAGGTCGGTATTCATAGAACATCCATCCACCATAAACTGCACCTGATGGTCTTATAAATTTACTAACAAGAGTTTTCTCTGTATTACAAGAGATAAATTTGTTATCACCGTCATAATAATTTTGCTTACCTGATGTGGCTACTATATTTTCTGTGTAGGTTTTATCCTTGTTATACTTAAATCTTGCTTTAGTTATCTTAGCAACTTTGTAATCTTCAAAATTCAGGTCTGTATAATAGCCAACAGTATAAATATCTGTTACATCCTTTTCTTGTGGTAATTTCTTAAACTTAATACTTCCTTCCCCATCACAAAAAGCAAACTTTGCAGAACACTCACACAAATCTTGAAGTAAATTAAGTACTGTTAATTTACCGTTATAAACTTCTTTTACAATTGTAGCTGATAAAGAAAGTTTTTTATCATCTTCACTACCATAAAAGTTACTGTCAACAATAAGACCTTTTTCTTCGCACATATCAATTACACATTCTTTTAAATCTTTAATTGTTGCATTTGGAGAGTAAGTTGCAAAACCAAAGAACCAAGTGTAAATATTAATTTTACCGGCTAGATAAAAGTTATCATAAGCAGTAACTTCTTTAATAGTTTTATTCTGTTGTCTTTTTGCACTATCAATAGTTCCAGTAAAGATACAAGCTGACTTATCTACTACTTTACAAGGATAAAGTTCACCGGATGGGTACAAGTCTTTTGACGGATAAACATTATCCAAATAACTTTGCTTTATGTACACTTTGATTTCTCTACCTACTAATTGCTCCTTAAAATTAATAGTGCTAAAAGTAAGTTGTGACGATATACACCCACCAAAACGGAGTGTGCTATCGTCACAAATAGAATTAGTTAATTCAAGGCTATCAAATACAATATTTTCATTTGGTAAAATGCTTTTTGTATCTGTAAAGACAATCTGAATATTTCTTGATATTGTATTTTCCAGAAGTTTCTTCTTAATTTCAAGGTCCTCAGCTTTATTCTCGCTAAACATATACATACTACATCACCTCAGTATTCAATCAATTCAAATGTAATAGGGTTGTACTGTATGTCATTTGATGATGCATCCATTACTGAAAATTCCACATCAGGAATATAGAAATAACCTTCCTTGTATTTGTTTTCCTCATCATTCCAATATTCAACCTTACACTTTCTCTGTGTAGAATTTACAATACCTTTATTGATAATATTCTGTATCTTAATCTTGTCATCAAGAAAAAGAATATGAGTGGAAAAAGTTATATTAGTTTTGTGGTTTGATAAAGTTTTTCTTTGCAAGTCACCGTTATTATCTCTTTCAGCAGACACTTCCATTCTTTGGTTTGGTGTAGTGGAATACTCAGCAATACACTTATTAGGAAATATGTTTTTATTAAATGCAATTAGATAACCTTTATAGTTCGCCATATATAACCACCTACCTTATACAAATGCCGACTTACCGTTATGCCTTTTCTTATACATTTCATTCTGCTTAACAATCTCTTTGAAAATGTCGTTACCGTTGATTTTTGCAACAAATTCGTATGTATTGCCACCTTTGTTTCTAAAGATAATAAACATTTCATACATTCTCTTTAGATACAGTAAAATCTGTGAAAGTATCTCTGTGTCCCCATTGTCTGAACTTTCCTGAATCATACCTTTAAGTTTATTAAGAGGTGAAACTACTTCAGGATTACCGGATGATGCACCCATATTATCACCTACTACTGCTAAGGTTGGAGCTTTTACAAGACCACCTTTTGCAAGATGAGGGATTTGTGGGATGTCAAAGCCAAACTTTTTACCACCAATACCCGGTACCCACTTTGGTACATCAAAACTTATTTTATTAACGCCTTTGATAAGTGTATTAAGGCCATCAATTAAAAAATTGATAGGTGCTTTAATAAATTTAATAATTCCGTTAAACAAATTTTTAAACCAATCTCCTACACCGGAGAATGCACTTTTGATAGCATTCCACGCACCCTTAAATATATTGCCGAACCAAGTGCCAACATTTCTAAAAGGTGATTTAATCTTATTGAGCATTTTTTGTAATGGTTTTTTCATTGTTTTAAGGTTATCAGTGATACCATTATTAAAACCAAGCACTGCATACCTTGCTGATTTTTTAGTTTTCTTGGATGGCGAATGTTCGTCAAGGCCATACGGTCCATTTAGGGCCTTAATAAATCCACCCGCCATTTCAATACCCTTTTTAGCGACTGAATTTATTTCTTTTCTGCTTATCCCATCTGTGTAACCGTAAACTGCATTTTTACCAGACTTTTTTACAACATTACGCAGATTTTTAAGGGATTTCCATTTTGATTTTTCAATATCACTTGAAGAAATAAGACTTGCATTATAGGCCATAAGGACAGCTGTTGCATCTTTATAGTTGCCATTAACTACCGCCTGCATTTTTGACAAATCACTATTGTCCTTTTCTAATTGGGCTGTAGATTTTGAAGTATCTAAGTATGCCTGTTTTGCCTCACTTGCTTTCTTCTTCAGTTTGTCATATTGGTCTCGTAAGTCTGATAAAGTTGATTGCTTACCGGTTGTCTGTACAACATGACCATCATCAGCGTCAAGATAGTAGCCTCTATTATGCCAAACATAGTACCCTGGGTCATCATATAAAGCTTTCTTTTGTTTATTACCAGATAGGTTCCATTCGCTTTCAAATTCTGCTAACTTGCCTACTGCATCTTTGTAACTTTGTGCGGCTTTTGTGAATTTTCCTTGTGCCTTTACAATACCCTCGGTGTTAGTTTCGGATAACGAAGATAAGGCAGACGCGGCTGCAACTTGCTTATATTTTTCAATCAGCCCATCAAGATTTTCTTTTACTTTATCAATTTTGCCGGTAATCGTTATTGTTCCGTTACTATTTTTCTTGATATATTTGTTCCAGGCTTTTTTAAATTCCGGGTATTTTTTGGAAAAATAGTCCCCAATTGTGGTTAGTTCTGCCTGCTCCTCAGGTGATAAATTAGCCTTTTGGAGTAGTTTGTCAAGCCTGTCCTTATATCTATCAATAACGCCCATATTATTGGAAGTTTCGGTTAAGGAACTTGTCATTTCACCGCATAAGTCATTAATTTCTTGCTTGCAATTTGTTATTGCATCCACATAGGCGGACATCTCTTCTGTTGCTTGTGTAAAACCTAAGTCTTGCATCTTTGTTTCGTTGGCTGATTTAATAGCACCAACAAGCATTGTAATAGCACTTGCAGCAGCCGTAAGACCAGCAACAACAGGATGTGCCTCAATTGCCGACATTAAACCTTTTAGTGCGCCGGAAACAGCCCCAATACCGTCTGAAATTGCTTTACCGGTCTTAAATACCGCGACAGCGGTCCCTACAGCGGCAATCCCAACCGCTATACCTTTTAATGTAGACGGACTTATTTCGTTTACAACATCACCTATAAAATCAAGTGCTTCCCCCAACATATCTACAAGACCAGGTACTGCCTTTTCAATGGTCCACTTTGCAAGAGGTAAAAGCACGTTTTTATATGCTGACTTTAATTGTTCGCCACAAGCCTTTGACAATCTCCTAAAGGCTCCCAACAGCTTTTCTACCGACTTGAGTAACGGCGATAGGTCGAGATTTTCAAGCCAATCAAGACGGATTTTAGCCATATCCTTAAGAAAACCTGTTATATTCTCTACTATACCGAGGATATCACCCCAAATTTTCTTTCCTGTCCCATTTTTGTCCCACGCCTCTTTTATTTTTCTGCGGAAGGTAGCAACACAATTATTTGTATTACGGACATACTCAAGGATATTTGACCATATTCTTTCTCCTGTTCCGTCATTCCACGCCAGTCGAAAATCCCTTCCGACGGTATCGATAAGCTGGATAAGACTATCCACTCTATCTACAATTGACTGGACTACACTATCTCCAAGGCCTGCTTTAGTCCAGGCTTGAGTAAAAGCACTTGCAATATCTCCTATAATCCCAAATGCAGTTGATAAAAGATTGTTGATATGACTTAAAAGCCTTTTACCGGTTCCGTTTCCCCAAACATTTTTCCACGAGTTCGCAATTTGCTTTATGCCGTCAAGGATGTTTTTAAAAGCTAGGCTAGCAGATTTTTTAACCTTATCAAATCCAAGATTTTTTAATGACCTTGCCAATGCATTAACTTTGTTTTTAGCCTTATCCACAGCAGAATTGTTATTTACTAAATTTGATGGTAAACTCTGATTCTGCGTTTTGTTTTCAGGCACAGAAGTATTTTGAGTAATAATGTTTAGTTTATCAAAACTCGCAAGGCTTCCGGCTAATTTCTCGGCCTTTTGATTAGCATTGTCAAGACTGTCTGCAAGTCCGTCAGTTTCATCTGCCGTTGTCGCCATTGCTTGTCCGGTACTACTGGCTGAATTACCTAAATCAATACCAAATGACTTTGACATAAAGTTATTAAAAGAGTCAGCACACTCGTTAATTTTTTCAAGGAATACATTGAAAGTCTTTATCAGTGGGCTCATCACAGCTATAAAACTTTTACCAATAGTAGCCTTAAAACTCTCCCATCTAAGCTGTAAAATCCTAGTTTGGTTAGCCCAGCTATCCTGAGTTCTTGCAAAGTCACCGGTAGCATTTTTTAGTTGGTCTTGTACAAAGGCAAAACGCAAACTAACTTTTTCCGCCTCTGTCATTGCACTTGTTGTTTTTCCGTAGCCGTTAGCAAGTGCATATGCATCCAAGGCATTTTGTGTCATCACAATACCTAAATCTTTCAGCGTTTCAGTTTCACCACTAAACACCGATTTTAGCTTTATGTATGCTTCATCTTGCGTGATGTTATAAAATGACGCTACGTCACCCGATAAGCCTGCTAAAGCTGTTGACATATTGTAGGCCTGTTTTTCGCTAAAACCAAAGGCTTCTGCCATAGAGCCAAAAGCACCCACATATTTTTTAGCCATTGTTTCGGACAAGCCAAATTGCGTTCTTGCGCTTTTAGCCCACTTGTCAACACTACTTGACATACTCTTAAATGTCACATCAACAACATTTTGGACTTCTGCAAGGTCAGAACCTAAATCAACACAAGACTTGCCAAAATCAACAATCTTTTTTACGGAGAAAGCAGCAACAACTGCCACACCTATTTGTTTGAAATTAGATGATATTTTGTTACTTGCACTATTAGCCACCGAATTAATGGACTTCAATTGCCTTTTAAATCCTGCTGAATTAAGGACTAAATCAATGCCAATTTGTCCGGCTGTTGTCATTAGCATACCTCCTTCCTTAAAAATGGGTATAAAAAATGCGTACACCACTTGATATACGCATAAGAAAAGCCACCCTTTAAAGAGTGGCTAAAAACTATAAAACTAATGTTATTTTTGCAGAATTAAAATCGTTAGAATCATCATCCCAATTAAAAGCCTGTAAAGAAAATTCGACTTTATTTATTTTGTTGATGTCGTTATCTTTGAGCTCGTCACTATCAAACCAAGCAATATCATTTGCCTTTTTGCCCTTATTTACATCACAAGAAAATGTAGGCTCAATCATAAAACCATTTACAGATACATCATCTAGCTGTATTGTATAGTCTTGACTTGAGTTGTTTTCCACAAGAAATTTCAGCCCAGTTTCGTACTCATTTTTTGCAGTACCGGTAAATGTTAGCTTTATGCCTCTGTTGTTAAAGATAACTTGATTCGTACTCTTCTTCTTTTGCTTGGGCTTTGCTTTTTTTGTAGGTTGGACAGTTGTAGTTTTTTCTTCTGCAAAGTCATCTTCGCCTTCTTCAATGTCTTCAGCAGTGTATGTTTTACTGCCAATTTGTACCTTATCTATGTAAATTACTGGCATCAAAAAAGCATCACTATATCCGCCATAGGTACCAAAACAAGTAACCTCTTGTTCGTCAAACAACTCATTTGCTAAGTCGGTATAACTGGCATATACAAATGATGCAATCCATCTTTCGCTATCACTTGTCTTTATCGACAGTTCGCAAGAGTCTGCATAATCAATAACACTCTTAACAGTACCTTTTACATAGATTTTAGTACCTTTTAATCCGTTATCCTCTGCATAGGAGTTAAACTTATCATACACAGCATACTCATATCCATCAATATCCTTTTGTTTTTGTGATACTTTACTTGTATTGTGCTCTTTTGATGGCTTTTTATTGTTGCTTTCAACATCACAGCTACACAATGTGCCTATCACCAAAACAAAAATTAATCCAATTGCTAAAATCTTTTTCATTTTTTTGCACCCCTTTTAGTACTATAGGGATATTATATTGCAAAATTCAAAAAAATACAACACTATTTTGACATGGATATGAATGTTTGTTTCATTTGTTCAAGAAATGTGCCAACATCTTCCTGGGTAACCTCTTTAGTTTTACGATAACGCCATTGATTGCGTATTCTATGCTGACTTGGAGTGAAGTTTTTTAATATATCCTTGTCATCCTCAAGTCTGATTTCTACAAGTCTAGCAAGGCTTGTGTTAGGACCCAATCCGGATAACAAGGATACAAACTCACACCATGGCATTGTCCTAAATTCTTCTGAACGGATAGAGACCCCATATTCAGACCTAAAGGATGAAATTATTGTGTCAAAATCATCTATTAGGTCATATCCGGGGTCACTGTTTCCCCCTCATTATCTTCAACAGTACCTGCAACAAGCTCAACTGCTGACATAATGACTTGAGAGAAATCTTCAAGGTTAAGGTTCATTTTTTCAATTGCTTTTCTGTCTTTCTCATTAAATAGAAGTTCAAAGAAATCATAAAGTTTACTTGGGGTTAAATCTTCAAGACTAGGTAAAATCTTTAGCATTGTTACTGCACTGTCATTTACTTCAAAAGTTTTGTCCTTAATCTTAATCTTTGGCTTTTCGTCAAAGTTAAGTTTTTCTGTAATATCAATAATTCTACTCATTTTTGTCACTCCTTACGCTACCGGTGTTACTTTAGGCTTACCGTTTGACATAACTTCAAATTCAAGTGGTGCTACGTCACCTGCTTCGCCACTACCGTTTGATGTTACATTGATAACTGCATTTGTAAATTCAACAGTAGTACCATCCGGAAATGTCCATTTGAAATCTGTGTATAAATCTCTGCCATTTTTCATAGCCAAACCTGCAATATAATCGTTGCCCGGATCACCAACAGTACGCTTACCATTGGCAGTAATTGTAATACCCTTAGTTGTAGCCAGTCTGCTTGTCCAACCCTGCTGGTCAAAAGAATTCCAATCCTGAACACCATTATCAAATGCCACACTAAAACTTGTCATATTGGCAATATCGGCATATGTACCTGATGAACCGGTTGTCTTTACTTGAAACTGATTTTCATAACAAGGATAAACACCTGTTGTTTTTGCCATAATTAATCTTCCTTTCTTTCAAAAAATATTTTCATCTCAATAACTCTTTCGTACACCTCATTATCAGTACCCACATCTATTGGTTCAGGTGTCAGTAGCTGAATCAGATACACTTTAGAATTATTTATTGTAACATTCTTAATTGTGCGAAGTTTATTATACAGAGTTCTTGCACAAACCTCTGTTTCATTTGCATTATTATTCCAATGAATAAGCAATGATACTGCTATAACATCATAAGATAGTTCTGTGCCAACACCACGAAGAGGCTCACCACCGGTTTTTAGGGTGTATACACCAACAGATTTATCTTGCTTATTGTCAAGTCTGCCTATGTAAAAATGTTCTGCATTTATAATTGTTTTCAAGAAATCTCTTACATTTGCTAAAGTCATCATAAGCCTGTAAGCCTCCTATAAATTTTTTCAAAAGCTTCATTACAGAAGTTTTCCCTTGAACCACCCTTTAGCCAAGGGTCAAACCACTTACCACCGGCATTTTTATTGTTGGTTTTCTGAAAGTTAAATTCCGGATGATAATAAAGTCTTCTTGCATATGGAGTGCTTGAACTTATTGTAGTTTTCCCCTGTGCTGAATGTGAATAGTCAACAAATGTTGACTCATTTTGAAGGTTTCCTGTATCAAAGGGCATTACCTGTGCATTTTTTACTTCTGTCAAAAGTGCATCAGTAGTTTGTTCTAAAGCAGTTACAGTAGCTTTATCAAATTGCCTTATAACATTCATATTAAGTTTAACCTTAGAATTAACATTAATCACTACATCACATCCAATTCAACATAGTTTACTGTACCGTCAGGGTTTCTTCCTTTTGTACACTTAACAATTTCTCTTTTCACACCGTTTACTGTAACATATCCACTGCTAATGGAACTGTTAGGGCAAAAGTCAAAGGGTATCAGCAAAACACCTGTACACTCTACTTTCTTTTTATCACTTGTATATACAGTTTTAACTCTATCCTGATAATTACAGTACAGAGGTGCTAAAAACAATTTATCAGAGGGATATATACTGTCTGATGGATAAATAAACCTACATTCGTAAAGGATTTTAGGTGCACCATCTTCTGTTAATCCCTCATCATACACCACAACCTCACAAGGTGTTTTACAAAACTTTTTCAACACCAATCTGGGAAATTTCATATTATCACCTCATATTGTTGGATAACATAAACCTGTAGTTTTAAGCAAAGAATAAAGTTCTTGTGGAATAGCAACACCACTAACCACCATTAAATTCCAACAACTACCGAAAGTCATTGATGTACCGTTAATTGAGTAGCTTTGCAGATAGGTAGTAATCAATTCTTCATTTTCTCTATAAAAAGCAGTAAGTCTGCTATGGACTTCATTGATAACCTTTTTCTGAAAGTAGGTCAATTTGTCAAAATTGATACGGTTAAATGTTAGAATGTCAATGTGGTTAGCAGTAGTTATCTCTGTGTTATCATTAGTAATACTTCTAATGTAATCTACATACATAGCCTATTCCTTTTTAGAACTTGACTTTAGCTTTTTAAGTTCAGCTTTTAGCTTGGCATTTTCCTTTTCTACTGCACTAAACTTTTCAAGTGGTACTGTTTTACCGACACCATATTTTTTTAGTGTACCGTTATCCTCATACACATCATAGCCCTGTGCAAGATAAGCATTTGCCTCTGCTCCTGTGTTTACTGTATAGGACTTATTACCTTTAATAGCTTTCATCTAATCACCTCACATTAAGCCTCTGCGTGAATGATAACACCACTTTTTAGAAGTTCATCAATACCAAATGTACCGTTTACTTTTCTGTTCTGATACATATAATTGTCAGCAGTTCTACTGTCTGTACCGGGAGTAAACATTTTGATATATGCATACTTAACTCTTGAAACCTGTGCCTCTGGGTCAATAAGGATATAGTCAATCTGTTTTGCAGTACTATCTACCTTACAACCGTCTGTAAAGTCAAATAGTGACTTCATTCTTGCACTAGGCACTTCTACAATCTTGTTAATATCATCAAGAGAACGAACTCTACGGTCAATACCTGAAGATGAACTAACTTCAAGTGTACGCTGAATACCCTCTGCATTCTTTAGTAACTTCTTATAACTTGGTGTTGCATATAGAATAACTCTATCAAGTGGCACACCTGCCTCTGCAAAGGCCTCTAGGTTATCGTCAAAGTCAGAAAGTACATTTGCACTTGTCAGTGCAGTTGTCTTAATCTTTGCATTTACTCTTTTAGCCTCTGTGTAAATCTTGCTATAAGTGTAACTGTCAAGTTCAGGAATAGCCTGTGTCTTTTCAAATCTATTCTGAATGTTACTGACAGTAACTACAAGATTTGTTTCATCAACATCAAGTGGGTCAACAGTGAACTCAATATCTCTGTCATGATCCAGTGTCTTTGTTTCATAGCCATTTGAATATGTACCTGAGTTAAAGCTACCACCTCTTGTATGGTCCTTGTAACCACTTACAGATAGCTTTGGAATTTTAATGTCTTTACCATTGACAATCTGAATGTCTGAATTTGAATGATATAGGTCATCACAAGTTAGTTCTTGACCATATAATTCTCTTAAAACATTACTGAAAATTGTTGCGTATTCTAATACTGCCATAATTTAATTACCTCATTTCTTTTATTTTTTTGTTTTGATACCAAAGATACCTCTCAAAGTATCTTCATCAGGGTTGTTGTTGTTACCACCATCACCACCGATTTTCTGTACACCTGCACCGTCATTAGATTGTTTCTTTAGTGCCGGTACTTCATCAAGCACCTTCTTGACAGCCTCTGAAAGTTTGTCCTTATCAATCTTGCCGTCAGTAGTTGCACCGGAAAAATCAGCTAACTTTAGCACATATGGAACGCTTGAAACATCCACACCTTGCTTAATAACTTCAAGAGTTGCTACTTGGTTCACCTCTGCAATAAGTCTTGCATTATTGGCTGAATCAAGGTCTCTTTGCATCTGGTTAATGTCCGGTGTGTTCTGCTTTTTCTGTTCCTTAAATGTAGCAATAGCCTGTTGCATTTCATCAGCAGAAAGACCCTGTTGCTTAAAGTAAGACTTTAGAATTGTGTCCTCTGTTGCACTTTGTTTGCCACTGATAATACTTGCCAACTTATCATAATCAATAGTTGGTGCATTACTGCTTGGTTCATTGCCACTTGGTGGGTTGGTGTTTTGATTATTGTTTTGGTTGTTGTTTTGATTATTTGGTTCTGCCATTTTAATCATCCTTTCAGTTTTGTGGGTGTCTCCCAAAATACAGTTATAGAGTGTCTCTCATTTACAGTTGTACGAGTGTCTCTCGTAGTTTAAGGGCAAACATATACAATTATAATGTATGAATTATGTATTCAGATTTTTCACCAGTTTGCTAAAACAATTTTTTGCCATACTGTCGTATGGTGAAGAATTTTTGAGTGAAATGGTGGAAAATATGTTAATAAGTCGTGCATTAAGGCTTTAGCCGTTAATTGTGTATGATTGTCCAAATGTCTTCGGACAATAAAAAAGCACTAACAAAAAGTTAGTGCTAAATTACTTCTTTGTTTCTTCTTTTGGCTTAGGTTCTGCAAATTCAACAAAACCAAGTTTGTTTAGTTTTGTTGCTCTTTCATCAGAACAATCATACAGTTCACCACTATGCCTTGTGCATAGGTTATTCTCAACATCATTAAAGTCCCTAGTAACCTTTACTTTCATATCATCACCACCTTTTAGGTATTAAAAAAGCACTAACAAGAGTTAGTGCCTAAATATTATATTAAATTATTTACCGTTACTAATCAATTCCTCAACCTGTCCTCTAGTTAATGCAGTTTCATACCTTGGGTCCTTTGGGGATATTATTTCAAATGGTTCCAAAATATATCTAGGAGAATGCTCTTTATGAACAAAAGTTGTACCTTTTGGGTAATCATCAAAAGTTTTATTCTCCGGAATAGTTGAAATATCTATTTTCATATTTTATCCTCCCAAGAAAATTCTAAATTATACTGTTTTGAAAACAGTTCAAGACCAGCTTCATCCATTTCTTTTAGATAAGCATAAATAGGTTTACCTTCCTGTGCTGCTATATCAACATACTTTTCCCCAGCAATTCCCATGCAGTTCCAATATTCACTTTCTATGGTTTCTAAATCTTTTAATTTTTCATTCCATTCATCAGAATTACGCAACACATAAGAACCTCTACCATTGCAAGCTCTTATTTCAGTCAGTTTTCCTCGTCTTAATATATTTATATCCTCAGGTGAAAATACGGTACCACTAGGATGATTATGAGTTAAAACGCAACCTTTCATTTGCTTAATCTCTTCATCACTGAAAGTAACTTCGTCAACTTTACCCTTTTTTAAATATTTTCTATTACCGACTGCATCGTAAATAATAGCTGTTTCAAATTCATTTTCTGCAATTTTTCTTTCATCTTCTAAAAGTTTTTGTTTTGCAGAAATAGAAAAAACATTCGTACCTATTAAATCTTTATTATTTATTATACCACTTTCACTAGAATTTTCAATTATTTCATCAAGTTTTTCTTTATATTCTTCATTACTTGTATGCCAATCATCAGCTCTATTCTGATACTTTATTTTATTATCTTCATCAAGGCTATGTTGGGCAAGTCTGTTATATCTTTTTTCTTGTCTTTCTGCGTTTTGTTGCTTTGTTTCTAGGGTTTCTCTTTCTTCCATTTTGGCAAGTTCTTCACTGCTTACAGGTTCAAGAGAGGTAATACCCTTGTAATAGGTACTTGTACTGTCCTTACACCTTGGATGAAACAAACCACCTGCGATAGCCTCACTAAGCAAAGGATAATTACCGTCAGCTTTACTGCCACCGGAATACACATCATCAATAAACACCCTGCCAATGTACTGTGCACAATCAGGGCAACCGCCTTGACGAGAATTAACCACAACAAGTGAAATACCCCATTCTTGCCTTTTCTGACCCTCACCGTAGAGATATGCCCTTTTATTAGCAGTACGAATTGCCATATCTGCATAGTCGGAAAGTGTATGCCTAGCACCGTTACGATATTCCACACAATTAAGACCAGCTTGTAGCATATCCTTAACTGCCATATCAACTGCTTTTTCATATGTACCTGCACCACTGTTTGCATAGACCTGAGTATTGAAAATAGCTTTTCTGTACTTATCATTCGACATTCTGAGTATTGCAGTTTCTGCCTTTTCCATATCGCTCTTAGTTGCATTAATAAGTGCATCTAACTTTCTGTCATTGACTTTGAAAAATTCACCGGTAGCTGAAGGACTTACCTTACCGACATTAAAGCCCTTTTTGATAGCTTTTAATATTTCAGCCTCTTGCTTTGCGTTGCCGTCAGCCATTGCAGTTTTCAGCATTTCCTCAATTTTCTTATTTAATGCGGAAAACTGCTTACCGTATTTCTTTTGGTTGGTTCTACGGTACTGTTCAAGGCTTTTAAGTTGTTCAGACTGCCACTGTGACCAGTTATAACCTTCCTTTTCTTCCTCTGCCCTATGATGTTTAAAATTTCTCATCATACTGTCAATGAGTTCATTTTCTATGGTTTCAAAGGCTTTGGAAATATCATAATCAGCCATTGTTTAGTACCGTATTTAGGTCATCAATTTCAGAGGTTTCATCAAGGGTGGTTATGCCTTGTTCTTCCTTAATTCTTTTGACTTCCTCAGCTTTCCAATCAGAACACTTACTATCTCCATAGAGCTTTTCAACAGAAGTTTCAACACTCATTATTGCACTTTGTCTTGCTTTACCAACAGTTTCTACTTGACTCTCAAAGCTAGGGTTAGCATACTCTCTAAAGTTAATTGCCACATCAAGGTCAGCCGGTACTAAGGCTTTATTTGTTAATTCATAATAAGCATTAAGTACAGACTTAACAAGACTAGGCAATGATTTTTCAAGGAGTTTAACAAAGTTCTGTCTTGTATATAAAGTAGTTTTTTCTTTTTCTCTCTGTGCCTCTGCATTGTCCAATTTCTTATTATCAATACCAAGAGTACTTGGACTGATAACACCCTGTAGGCACAAATCTAAAGCAGTTACATAGGCTGATAGGTAACTTTCGTGTTGAATAGACGGTGATTCTGTTACAATCTTATTGCCTACACCCTCTTTCATATCGTTACCTATAGCAATGTACCTGTTATCAAATGGGTTTGGTGCAATAGGCTCACCTGTTTCAGGGTTTCTAGGTATGTAACAATCAGGCATATATGTTTTTGTTCTGGCTGAACGAGAGGCATCCATCCACTGCGACCATATTTCATCTATACTGTCAAAGGCATCTTCCTTGTTACTGATAATACCCTTACCTCTACCCTCATAAAAGCCATTGCTATAAATTAAAGGTACTGCCCACATATATGATTTATCAAATGTGATGCCCTCACTATCTATCCAAGACAAGGCACTGACAGTATGAAGGTCAACCTCTCTTCCGTTATTGTCATATAAAGCATACTTGATATATCCATATCCGTAGGTCTCTTCAAACTGATAGCACCTTGTCTTTTCTGTGTATTCTGTATAGAACTTAATTTCTCTGATTCTGCCACGAACATAAGTGTATTTTACCTTTTCGGCACCGTACCATTCAATGATAGGTAATTCTGAAATTTCATTATCAAATGAAATCTTAAATGCACCGTCACCTACTATTGCAAGGTCCTTAATTGCACTTTCAAGCACATCAGCAAAATTATTTTCTTTCTGTATTTTCTCCCATACTTCTTCATATTCGGTTGTATTATTATTGTGTATCTCAATACCGTTAAAATCGGTTTTTAGAATATTTGTAATAACATCAACCATTAAGGCAGGGATAGCAACATGGATTTTCTGTATTTCCTGACCTGCTGTAGGTCTAGCTTTCCAAAACATTGTTTTCTGAACATCAAGACTTCCATACAGTTCTTGAAGTTGCTTACTCTTGCCCCAATACCATATTCTGTTTTTAGCACAATCAGTTAGGTGGTTTACACCCTCACTGATTGTAATGGTAGTATCTGATGCAGAAGTAATCCTAAGAAAACTTCTTAATCCTTTTCTTACTGTTTCAGCCATTCTATTAATCAGCCCCATTCTCTACTCACATCCTATCTTATCCTTATAGGGTAGCCACCCATACTGTGATGAGTTTATAAAGTGATCATTACCATCTTCAGGAGTATTGTCTTTATCCTCTAGCCAAGAATACAGTTCATATTCCTGTATAGTGCTTGTACAATGTTCCAATATAAAATAATGCCCTTTAGCAAACCAGCCTAAGAGCATATTAATTCTATCTATTATTGTTGTTTTCTTGTATGCGTTATTAAATGTAAATACACAACCGTTCTTGCGTTTATATTTGTTCAATTCTGTTATAGTCGCTTGATCTGCATTATCAATAAATACATTTCTTGCAAGTCCCCACTCAGCTTGATTTCTCTTTAAAAATTCAATGTAGTTTATAGCCACATCAGAGGGTGCCAGTGGTGTTTTTAGTTTTGCATTATTATATTCCTTTTCGTCTAGCTGAATACAATTACCTCTACTAGTTATTCCAAAGAAGGTCATTGCTATTGTGTCAGGCGACTTTTGGGAATATGCAGTATCAAGCCCTGAAGTAAAGATAATAAAATGTTCCTTTTTTCTATCATCAGTAAGGAACTGTTTTGCCCATTCTTTTGATTTAATATGAACATTTCTATCAAAGTTACTGAACACAAGACCTGTAGCCCTGCCTCTAAGTCCTAAAATCTTATTCTTATAAAGCTTTGTGCCCTTTGGAACATTCAATTTAATTTGTTCTATTTTAGTTTTTGACAGTCCTAGGTTATGTTCAAAAGAAAAGAACCAATGGACCCAATTAGGCTTTGGTTCTTCTGTTAGCATATTTAATATTTCTTTCGGTGTATCTGACTTGTACTTTTCAAGTGGTCTGGAACAGTTAATGTACTCCTTATACACCGGTAAATTAGGGTCATCAGGATTAAGGGTAGCCATAAAGTAGTCACAACGCATACTTGCTTCTCTCACAAAGTCTATATCTGCTGTATTGATTTCATCAATATACAAGCAACCATACTGACCACCCAGAGCCTTCTGCCACTTTTTCTTATCACCATAGCCCATAACATACACAATCTTGTTGCCCTTGTTTGTATGGAACAGAATGTGTGGTATCTTTTCATCCTTTGTACCATTGCCGTTGTACTCTGTAAGAACACCAAAGTCATCAACAACACCAAGGTCCTTATTAATAATATTCTTTTCAGCAGTACCTGTATCTTTTGAGGCAATGATATGATATTTCTTATTACTCTGTGCAACCTTTAAAAAAAATTTAAAGATACCTACCGTTGTTTTTCCTGCAGCAGTAGTACCTTCAAGAAACTCAACCGGTGCTTTACATTTGATGAAATCTTTATACTTTTGAGAAGGTAATAAATTACTCATCATCAACACTCATTTGCTTAATCAGGTCATCAAGTTTAGAAACTTCTGCACTGACATTTGCATCAACTTTTAGGGTATATTCACCTGTCATTTTATTAAGGGTATCAATAGCCCTGATTCTGTCTGATGTTTCTTCTAAATCGTTTCTTGCAATATCAGATAATGTTACCTGTCTGTCTTTTGCACACATTATTCTTTCATCTTTCAGCTTATCGGAAATTTCTTTGATGTACTGTACTATTGTAGTATTTTGTAGTAGTTTTGATGCATTAGTGTTTGCATATTTTTTTGAATATCCTGCTTTTATTGCACTTTCTGTGGCATTACCACTCTGCACATAATATTCAGCAAATTTCTTTTGTCTTGCGTTTAGCTTATCATTCATGATAACACCACCTCTCTTTATTAAATTAAAATGCAAAAGAAAAAGGCTAAGCAATGCTTAACCTTTTCAATATTATTTATCCTGTTTCCTTGTATTTTTCTCAATCTTTTCAAGAGTAATGAACAGTTCCTGTTCATTATACTCTTTTACCTTTATTTCTTCTTTCATAGATTTCATATTTGTGACAAATAGGGATCTTATAAAATTTATAAATTTTATAAAAGTTATAATAGAAATCACTAAAAAATACAAAATAATAAAGCTAACAAAAACTGACGAAAAATCACTAATAAGTGTACATAAAAGAACACATAATAAATTTTCTGAAATACCCAACATAATTAACATCAATATAGGTTCATCAGACTGTGATAATAGTATCGCTTTACTAACATTAATAATTGATAATGATACAATGGTTGCAATAGTTAAATAAAAACCTATTACAATGGAGAAAATGCTTATAATATATCCCAATCTATCACTATCTAAATATTTTTCTAAAAAGTCACCTGTACTTCTTAACCAAATACTATTTTGACAAAACATACATATTAGTAAAAATATAATAAATCCTAAAGTGAAGAAAATCTCTATTTTAAAATTTCTAAAAAAAGTTTTAATAATATCTCCCCCCTTTTTTATTATATAAATTAGTCTTCAAATGATTCTGTCGGATTCCAATCAAGTTTTAAGGGTCCCATTACTTGCGAAATAGATTTCTCGTTCGACTTAATTTCAATCATTCTTGGTCGATATCTCATAACCTCGCTTTGAAATGCTGCCTCACAATTATTTAGCAAATACTCAGAAGGCAGATACTCCCCTCTAAAATCAAAATAATAATCAACTATAAGACTACTATTCTTATAAAGTGCAGTTTTTTTCTTCTCACCATTATAATATTCCAAAGTAATTTGATTAATAATTTCTTCATTAAGTTCCAATTCTTCAATAAGATTCTTAACACATTCAATGTCCAAAGAATCTTCTTTTTTGCCATAATGGAATCCAAAAGATATAGAAATATCAGTTGAATTCAACTGATTCGTTGAATAATCAACGAAAGAATTAATTTGTCCTTTATTGGATTTTAAACCTGTACCATATTGTTTCTTAGTAGAATCATCTAATCGTAATCTCAAATCTACTTTTTTAATGTACTTTGGTGTACCCACATTTTTTATGCTAATATCCTCAAGTAAAGGTACTATTTTTATCTTGTACTCAAAATCTTTTGGTATAAAAGAATTCAAATACTCTTCAATTTGAGTATAATTTGGACCTAATCGATTCTTGGTTATGATGGCTATATTTTTCACCGTATCAAAAACCATAGAAGTTACTTCAAATAATTTTGTATCTAGTTGTTGTAAAGTGTCATCAACCATATGAAAAGTTACACCTTTTTTTAGTTTACCAAATGGAATTGATATATATTCACTTTGATTTTTATTAAATCTTGATACAACTAAATTCTTACCGGAAATATTACGAGAAAGAATTTTCTTTGTATCTTTTCTATCAAAAATATCGTACAAACCTTCAAAGAATTTTTTTAGATCACCTTTATAGTAATCATTATTTTTGAAATATGTACCTTCACAATCTTTTTTAATAAAGGTACATAGAAAAAATTCTACCTTATTTGACATCTACTATCACCTCATATGTTATTATATCGAAATAAAATAACAAAATAAAGTAATTTGTCAAATTTTGTATAAACGCACAAGTAATAATTATTATGTATGTGCAATTTCACAACAAAACCCACCTAAGTGATTAGGTGGGTAATGCTGAATTTTTTACAAGAGGAATAGTAGAAGTGAAAATCATTCTTGCAATCTTATCTATCTCTTTCGGTTTTCCATAATATCATTATAGCACTGGTTAGGGTGTCTTTTAATGTCCTCTTTTAAAACTTCTGAAAAAGCTTGTAAGGCTCTGCCATGAACCTTGTACACATATCTCAAATCATAATTCATGCAATCAGCTACCTGCTCCCATGTTTTATGATTTAGGTAATACTCTGTCAGAACTGTTTTATATCGTTCATCAGTCAGCCTATGTATAAGGGTTCTGGCTTGTTCCTTTAATTCTACAAGTCCGGCAATTTCTTCATTGATTTTGTCTTGCAATAAAACAATCTTATCAATAATCTTTGTAAAGTCACCACCACTACCGGAACTCTGTACCCTTTCACCTTGGCTCTGTGGACTTACTTGTAATGACTTTAGCTTTAGGTGATACAGTTCATCACTCTTAGTATTAATGCTTATATCAGCAAACCTTACACGATTAAGGTACTCTTTAGCGTTCATTGTTTCACATCCTTCCGCAAACTTGAAATAGTCATAGTTAGTAATTATATTCACTATTTAGATTATACATAATAATGAATATCATCTAATTGACTTCTGTGAGCTAAAAAGAACATTTCAGTATCACAGTTTTGTACAATCCAAATCTCGGATTGCTCCGATAAAGGTTCTATTATTTCAACCATTGTATCATCATTGGTTGTATGATATGTTGCATATAATGTATGCATATAATAATCATACAAACTAGTTTCACATTTTCTACTCATATAGCAATCTCCCCACTTTCAATCTTAGCTCTATACTGACCGTAGCTTAACCTTGTTCCGTTTTCTTCGTTGTACTTATGTAAATTGTACAAAGTACGGTTAAGGTTATGTTCTCGTGATTGCTTTGAGGCTTTCGCCTTTTCGTTACGGAGATTTCTTTCATACTCTCTTGTATGCTTTTTCTTGCACTCATAACAACAATACTTTGCATTGTGGTTTCTTGCAGTAAACTCCTTGCCACATACTGCACATACTTTCTTAATTTCCATATTCTTCTCCTTTACTTTTCATACTTTGCTTTAAGGGACTTTAATAGGTCCTCTTGTACATTTGCTTTACCTTGTAAGCTGTTCAAAACTCTTTCATCACAAGTGCCTTCTGTAATCAAATGGTGGATAATTACTGCATTTTGCTGACCTTGTCTATATAGTCTTGCGTTAGCCTGTTGGTAAAGTTCCAAACTCCATGTTAAACCGTACCACACAATAATATTGCCACCGGCTTGTAAGTTAAGTCCATGACCTGCACCGGCAGGATGTGCTAAGAGTAATGGAATTTCTCCATTATTCCAACTTTCAATATCTGCTGAACTTTCCAGCTTTTTGGCAAACTTAAACATTTCCTTTATTCTTTCAAGGTCGTGTCTGAAACTGTAAAAACATAAGATAGGTTTACCGTTTGCAGTATCAAGTAATTCAGAAAGTGCATCTAACTTCTGATTATTAGCCACCACATAACTGCCATTCTCCATATACATTGCACCGTTACTATACTGCAACAGTTTGTTTGTTAAGGTTGCGGCAGTAGTTGCATTTACTTCACCCTCTGCAAACTCTATGTAGCTATCGTGTTCAAACTTTTCATATGCCAGTTGTTGCTCAGGTGTCATCTTAACACTGATAATTGAGTCAATCCTTTCAGGCATATCAAGCCAATCTTCTGCTTTCATAGACACACATATGTCTGATATTTTATCCATAATAGCCTTTTCTGAATTTTCCTTTAACTTGTAATTGAAAATGGTTGTTTGGTTTCTCTGGTTAGGTGTGAAATATCTTTCACGATAACCTGAAACAGTTTTACCTAACCTTTCCCCACTGTCAATAAGGTACATCTGACTCCATAAATCAATTAATCCGTTTGGTGCAGGTGTACCGGTAAGTCCAACAACTCTTTTACTTCGTGTAATGTACTTTCTTAATGCTCTAAACCTTTGTGCTTTTGGTGACTTAAAGGAAGAAAGTTCATCAATAACCACCATATCAAAGAACCAACCATCACCAACGCTTGAAAGTTCATTAGTCAGCCACACAACATTTTCACGATTGATAATATAAACATCAGCCTCTTGTGCTAAAGCTAATCTTCTTTTTCTAGGTGAGCCTAAAATCTTTACTACACTTAAATCTTTTAGGTGGTCCCACTTTTCGCACTCTCTGCTCCATGTATCTTCTGCAACTCTTAAAGGTGCAATAACTAAAACCTTTGATATTTCAAATTGATTGTAAATTAGGTCCTCGATGGCTGTTAATGTTATTACGGTCTTACCAAGTCCCATATCAAGAAAAAGTCCACATCTTGGTGTGTTGTAAATTTTCTCTATTGCCATACTCTGATACTTATGAGGAATAAACTTCATCAACAACACTCCTTACCTTTTCTTTACTGTCGGCAGTATAAACCTTTACACCCAGAGAAGAAAAAAGTTTATGTACTCTTGTCTGTTCCGGTCTTGGCTTTTTACCCTTTGCCTTTAGTTCAATAAAGAAGATCTTACCTTGTGGAAGTATTACAATTCTGTCCGGCAAACCTCTCATACTGGCAGATATGAACTTTAGGCATAGCCCACCTTTATCTTTCACATATCTTATTAGGTATTTTTCCACATTTGCCTCTTGCATTTCTATAAATTCCTTTCTTTTATAAAAAGTTGTGTACCCTATTTTTACCATTCTAATGGGGTTTCTAGGTATTAGGTACACAAGGTACACAATATTTATATAAACTATCATTGAATATAGAATTTATGGAATTAAATAGCCCCCAATAATTTCTATAATCTCTATAATTTAATATAGTTACACATATAAAGTGTGTACCCTGTGTACCTTTAGCATGTAGTTCCCATTCCAATGGGATTTTTAGGGTACACAGTTCAAATAATTATTGTGTACCTTTTATTCGTCTAAAACCTCTTTGTCTGCCATAAATAGGACCAAACTTAAAGGCATTTTTCACCTGCTCCCATTCTCCTGTACGGATAATAATGTCTTTGATTTCTTTACTTTTCTGATAATTAAAATCTTTTCTATCACCACCAAAAGCCTCACACCACACTTCAAGTGGGCATACCTTATCCCTTACAACTGTGCCTTCTTCTTTAACACCAAAGTCATTGCCGTTAAGGAATAGCCGTCTGTCGCTTAAGTCCATTTTTCCCCAATTTTCAGGTAGTAAAGTGTTGAGATACTTAACCACGTCACCGGTTAGAGGACTTTCTTCAAAGTGCTGATTCTGTTCTTGTTCTGATAGTTTTCTTAGCTCATCAGTATCCATATACAGTTTTTCACCTTGCTTATAAATCTGTACTACCTCAGCCCATATTTGGTCAATTTCATAGTCTGTTAAGTCATCAAAAACATTTTTAGTTGCTCTGTCAACACGAACATCAATAGGAAAAAATCTTCTGTTACCGGTTGTATCTCTTAAAAATTCGTGTTGGTTAGTTGTGCCGACAAAGATACATTGCCTTTTTCTTACCTCCGTATGGTGTCCGTATGCTGCACGATAAGCGTCCTCTGACTTTGCAGTAAAGTGCTTAACTGCCTCTACTTCGTTTCTTCTAAGTGCTGACAGTTCGGCAATTTCAATTATCCAAAAGCCTTGTAACTGTTCATATGCCTCTTTGCCTTGTACAGTTGTCAAAGTATCACTAAACCAATGTTTCCCAAGTTTTCGTATAATGTAACTTTTGCCACAACCTTGTGGACCTACTAACACAAGAACATTGTCATACTTAACACCGGGATTAAAAATTCTTGCCACACCGGCAGTAAGCATTTTCCTAGTTGATGCCCTAGTGTATAAATTGTCATCAGCACCTAGGTAATCTATAAACAAGGTTTCTGCCCTATTTATACCGTCCCACTCTAGGCTTGATAAATAGTCCTGTACCGGATTGTACTGATTAGCCATACTAACTAAGGTCCATGCGTCCTGAATTGATGCTTTACTTTTAATACCGTATAGGCTTTCTGTATAGTGCCTTAATCCTGCATCATCTGTATCAGTCCATTCTCTCTGTTCATCTGTCCTGTCCCATGGCAATATACCTAAAGCCGTATGCCTTCTTGTAAAGGAGTTGTATGCCATTTTGCCCTTTAACCTACTATCATTCTTAAAAATCTTTAGGCAATTATCAATTGTGGGCAAGTTGTTGTTCTTGCTATCTGTTGCAAGTTCAAGTATCCAATCATCATTACTTTCTTCACTTTCAACAATACCTTTAAAGTCCTCTGTGCAAGACTGTGTTCTCTCTTTGTGCATTAATAGTCTTACTTCCTTATCATTAGAGGCAAAGTCCTGCATAGTTAAATATGAAGGCAATTTTACTGTGGGAGTACCCTCTTTTGCATTATCGTCTAAGTCTAAAAACTTATGTAACCTTACAAGGTCAAAGGCATTACAAAGTGTCCCACCTGCCGGGTCTGTTGCGTGATTTGAATAGGCAAATTTTCCACCTTCATAAATAACTAACCCTGCTGAGGTACTACCGTTAATGTAGGTGTATCTATCATCATTTTCACAAGGTGAATACACATCAGGCAAAAACCTTTCTATTACATCTCGCACATTATAGGTTCTGCAAAATGCACCTATTACACCTTTTTTTGTGGTTGGGTCTTCTTGCTTTTTTAGTAGTCTTTCTTTGTTCTTAACTGTTCTTGATGAATAAGGCCACTGTGAAACATCTCTCCAATCTGTGTAGGTGCCTAGTACCTTATCAACATCAAGTAATTTATTTTCCGAATGTTTAAATACATATTCACCGTCAATGCTTGTACTTGCCCAGAACATTAACCTTTGAGGTTGGTATGTAGTATCGTCAAACATATCAATACCAATATCCTCTGCAATGCACCTTGCAACTGCCTCATATTCGTCCGGTGTACAATCTCTTGACAATGGAATAAGTAATCTTAATCTTGGTTTTTCCGGTGTATGCTTATGTGTGGAATAAATACAGTATGTGTATTCTGCAAACATATCAACTGTGTCACAAAAATCTTCACTTGCAAAATCTGCGTCAAGGGTAACTATTGAACGGTAGTTTACATTTCCTCTTTTTCTTCTGCCGTTCTTTAGGTTACCGGCTACAAAGCCACCAACATCCTTAATACTGTCTTGTTTTGACTTAGGTAAATTTCTAAATTCACCTTGTGTTTCGGGTGTTCTGGTGGTTTTTTCAAGCCTTTTTAGTAACTCATCCCAGGTGATAGTACAGTTCTTCCATAACTTTGTATTTACACTTAAACCGGTTGCTATACTGAATTTTCTAATATCTACCACTCCTAATCTTTCTTATAAAATGGTGTTTCATACGCCTCAGCTTTTAGAAGTAAACCTTTAGCCCATGGGATAGGTTCGCCCATTATATCGGCTACTTCTTTTGCTGATGAAACACCTATCGGAACATCCAATATAACTTCATCGTGAACATGGAAATTGCACTTAAAACCTCTGTCCTCCAGTCTGATTATAGATTCAGCTAAACAGTCCCTTGCAAAGCCTTGTACTATATTCTCCACTAACTTTCCGCCAAAAGTTTCCAACCTTTCCCATGTGTTTTTAGTTTGGTTCATACCCATATATGTAATTGATGGACTGCCAAACTTGTTTTCTCCTATTTGTGGCTTGACATATGCAAGGCATCTGCCTGAGGGTAGTCCTACAAACAGAATTCCTGACTGCTTATAAAATGACACACCACACTTTAATTTTTGTGGTTGTCCCTTAATTGCCATCATTGCAGAGGTTTCGCACTCTTTCCAAAATGATGTTATGTGTCTGTTGGTGTTTCTCCACATATCAACCAAAGGTTGCAGTTCTTCTTCCTTTAGTCCCATTTCTAAAGCACCCATAGACTTTAATGCACCTACAGAACCACCATAGCCAAGTGCAAGTTCTGCAATTTTGCCTTTCTGTCTTAAGTGACCGTTTACACCATGCTTAACTACAGGTACTTTGAACATCTGACTTGCCGATGCACAATAAATGTCTCCACCTTCTTCAAACACTTTCATTCTCCACTTTTCACCTGACAGATAGGCTACTACTCTTGCCTCAATAGCTGAGAAGTCAGACACAACAAATCTGTTGCCTATGCTAGGTACAAAAGCAGTTCTGATAAGCTCTGAAAGAGTGTTAGGTACATTGTAAAGAAGTTCAAACATTTCATAGTCACCGTCAACTACTGTCTGCCTAGCAAGTTCCAAATCTTCAATATGGTTTTGTGGCAGGTTCTGAACTTGAACCATTCTACCTGCCCATCTACCGGTACGATTAGCACCATAGAACTGAAGAATACCTCTTATTTTACCGTCAGAACACACACCATTAACCATAGCCTCATACTTCTTTGTAGAAGTCTTTGAAAGTTCAGACCGTAAAGACAGAACCTTTTTAAGTAGTGGGTCATTACTTTGTGAAAGTATTTCTTTTACTACCTTTTTGTTAAGGCTTTCGTAGGTGTTTCCGGTACGGTTTTCTATCCACTTTTTAAGTTGTGCAACTGAATTAGGGTTTTCAAGTCCCGTTAGCTTTCTTGACAGTTCAAGGCATTTTTCTTTATGAAGTGTACTGTACTGAATAGCATTCTTAGCCATAGTTACATCCACTCCAACACCTCTATCGGTAATTCTTTGGTCATACTCCCACAACCTCTGTTCATTAGGATGTAGTGGAAATTTATCAAGTTTCCTTTTAATTTCTCTTTCAACCACTACATCCTGAATACAGTAGCTCTTGAATATTTCCCACTTTTCTGTGTTGTGTTGTGGCAAGTTTCTTGTTCTGCCACCGTTTGATTTTGTAGCCTTGCAGGGTTTAGAAAAATAATCAATACAAGCCTTACCACTTCTATCCTTCTGTTCCGTAAGCCCCAGCACCTTTGCAACACCGGCTAATGACTTTGGAAGTCCAAGTTCAGCACTTTGTATCATTGTGCAATGCCATTGACTAGGTGGCATATCTATGCCTAGATACTTTTTTAAACAGGTTCTTTCAAAGTTAGCGTTAAAAGCAGTTTTGATTATTTCTTTATTCTGCAACGCTTTAATAATTTCATCAGGGATTTTCTCACCACAAGCAGTATCTACAATCTTTACTTCTTCATTGTCAAAGGCATAGGCAAAAAGCAAGATTGTAAAATCAGGTGCATCTGCATAAGCATACACACCTGATTTTAGAAGGTTCACACTGCTATAGGTTTCTATATCAATGCTCAACTCTTTCATATTAATCTAGAAAATCGTCTTCATCGTCTGTGATAAGGTCTGCGAAGTCATCCTCTGCTTTAGCCCTACCACCTAATGGTTCGCCATCATCTGTTTTCATAATGTTGTTAAGTCCACAGGCTATACCCTTGTTGCCATTTGAATTAAAGGCATAGAAGGTAATTGACGCATAACCGTAGCAACCACTATAGAACTCTGTTGAGTCAATAATAGGTCTGCCCTTCTCGTCAACTAGTCCGGGCTTTGTCTTTGCGTTGGCATTGATGAAATACTTGCCCTGGTAGTTTTCATCATCTTCTCTTTCTTCGTCACCATCTCTTAGTGGTTCTTTTAGCTTGGCAGGAATTTTGCCACCAAACTTTGAGACACCGGCTTGCTTAGCTGCCTCAATAGCATTTCTAATAGCCTTGATGGTCTTTGTATCCTTCTTGTCAATAAGGATGGAAGTGCTATACTTCTCATCACTTCCATTAATGCTCTTTGGTTCAAAAACATTTGCGTATGAAAATCTTACCTTGCCTGTGATTACCTTTGTTTCGTTATTGTTAGCCATTATTTTATTCTCCTTTGTTTGTAATATTCTTAAAATCTTCAACTGCATTTGCAGTTGAGTTTATAGCCGGTCTTTTGTCGTCACTATGTACAAGGGTAGGTTTGCCCTGTGGCTTTACAACATAGTCACCTAAAATTTCATTAAAACCTTTTTTGCCCAGTAGCTTTTCCATATCGGTTATTGTCTTTATCGACTTATTGATAATGTCGCTTTCTTGGTATCCTAGGCTCATTAGGTGGTTGCCTATTTCTTCATCAGACTTTGAGTATTTACGATTACTTCTGCCCTCTACTAATTTAAAACCCGGTATTTCTACACCATGGTTAAGTGCTTGATCTAGGGCATAGTCACTAACTGCCGTTACCCATTTGCTGATTTTGTCTGCTTGGTCAATAATATCTGCTATTTCTTCAATAGTAAGCTTTGCAGGTCTTTTGAAGTCATACATTGCAAGTCTTTGTCTTTCTTCGTTATATGCTCTGCATACTGCTCTAGCTTTGCAAAAACCTGCATCACAATGGGGACCTGCAACACACTCCGTTACATTATCGTTATTGGCTCTCTCTGCCCTTGTCTTGACTGCTTCACCCCAAGCCATTAAACATTCAAAGCTAATAGTTTCTGTGCTGATATTGTCAATTCTAGGCTGATATATAGTCATTCTTATTTGCTTAATATCATAGAGAAAGTCAAAAGCACTAACTGCACCCAGTGCATAAAGTCGCATTTGTGAATTGTCCTTAGCTGACACCCTTACACCTGTACCATACTTTAAGTCAATAATTTCAAGTGTACCGTCACCAATAATAACTGCGTCACCTGTACCAAAGCCTTCAGGAACCCACAGAGAAAAGTCAAGTTGCTTTTCAATATAGATTTGTGCATCAGGTGTTTTGCCTCTTGCCGCGTTAAACCTTTCAATTACAAAGTCCTTGTAACTGTCTGTGTAATCGTCCATATCCTCTGTAATTTCAAGGCTCTTGATAGCATTGTGGTACTTAACTCTGTTGTACTGATTTAGTGCAAGTCTTAGCTTTGCCTCACCTAGAGAATGAGCATTAGTGCCTTCTTCTGCAAAAGCTGATGTTTTGTCAGGAAACTCTGATTCCATCTGAATTGATCCGGGACAGTTCAACCACTTTTTACTGCCTGAGGCTGAAAGCCTTGCGTGTACTTCCGGCATTTTTATCCCTCCAATACTTTCATAACTGCGTTGTAGTCATCTTCTTTTAGTTCTGTGACTTTGTGTGCGTTAAACTGTGCTAAAATCTCCTTAGCCTTGTCCTTGCCTTTAGCCTTTGCAAAGGTTGCAAAAGCAGTTCTGATGTCCTCAATCTTGTATTGAGGTTCGTCCTTTTCTGCCTTTGGCTCTTCTTTTGGTTCTGCCTTTGGTGGTTCAACCGGCTTTGGCTTGTCCTCAACTTTCTGTGATCCTCTTGCTACCTTCTTAGGTTCTGTCTTAACTGCCTCTATCGGACCTACTGATAAAGCATGGTTGTTGATAGATTCAGCAAGATTGTTATTGTCAACAAGTAATGCCTCGGCAAGGTTATTGATAGCTCCTGCTAGTTCATCAGCTTGTATCTTTACTGTAATTTCCATTACTTTTACTCTCCTTTGTAATAAAATTCTTGACTTTTCAATTTCAGTATTTTAAAATGAAATTGTAATATTTTAATATGTTCCGTAATAGGAACACCTTTCAGGTCACTAAGAAACTGCAATTTCTTAGTGGCTTTTTCTTTTGTTTTGGTTTTCCGGTAACTTTTTGCAGAGGGCTAAAGCACCTTTATGCTCTCTGCCAAGTCGCTGGTACTTATCGATATAAGGGCAAGTTGTGTTAAGTTCGCATTTAAAACATTCACACTTTCTGTCCTCGTTCTTATAAAACATTTATCTCACTCCCCCAAAATAAGCATGCTTAGTTCAATGTGAAAGGGTGGAAAGAAATTATTGACGATTTTACTAACACCTGATTGAAACGTTTGTGTTAAATAAATCAATGTGTTATCAAGATTTGATTTGTGCACATATAAGATAACTACAAAGTCAAGATAAGAAATAAAACCATTATGCTCTCTCATAAAGTTAATGACTCTTTTGATGTCCTTTTCTGTGTAAAATCTTCTTGCTAGCTTAATGAACCTTTTTTGATTCATCTTTTTCATTTTCTCTCACCTCCAAAATTAAAATGTCACACAAATATTAAGAACTGCAGCTGCAATCCAATATGTTGCCATTTTGAAATCTTTACCTACTCCATAGACTATTGCAGCACATACATCAAGTGCTATTAATAGCAACGGAAAAATGTACTTTGTGTTCATACTTCTTCGCCCTCTAGAGTTGTTACAACTTCTTCCGGTTTTGTTCCTAGTGCCTCTTCAAAACACCTTGTTTGGAAATTATCCTTAGTTAAACACAAGTTCTCCCTACTGTATGCCACCTTGAAATCGTCCATAATATAAGACAAAATGCGAGGCAAAACATAGACCATACCAAAGTAGAGAAACGGAAGAAGTAAGAAACCACCATACTTTGACAGTAGATTGATATGTAGTGCTAAGGAAACAATGATTGTAACCACTATTGATACTGCCAGTCCTACTGCCTTAATCTTTTCTTTCATCTTCACTCTCCAACTTTCTCAAAAGTCTTGCTATCTGATTTTGGTTTTCCCTAATCATTTCTAGCAAGTGCCTTTGCTCGTTCATCACTTCGTTCCAGCTATTCTGTAGCCACTTGGTATTGTCAGTATGTGCCTTATTCAGACAACCTATAACACCTAGGACTAGAAGTACAAATGCCAGTATGATAACTGCAATAGTGAAACTTCCCACTTTTTTCACTTCCTTTCTTTTGCCTAATTCAGTAGTGCTGAATCAGGATGGTTATTCACATAGTCAGTCATACCCTGACTTATTCTTGAACATATGCCATTAATATAGCGTTGTTCTTGTTCTTTGGTCAGATGATTGGTCTTGTTGCCGTTGTGGTCCTTTTCTGCCCACAACACTTGCTTGCCACCATCATTAACCCATACCCTATAAGCTAACTCTTTTGCCATTTCATCACCTCACTAAAAGTTATGTTGTGCCTTGATTGTCCTATTCGTCAATTTTCCTTACATATCTGAAAAAGTCATTCAAATCAAAACTATCAGCCTCTCTTTCCTTTAGAATAAAACCATCTAAAGAAACATATTGAACATAATACTTAATGTTGTGGAGTCCCTCCGGAGTATTTCTGTCCTTTGGTAGTTCTCTTTCTATAAGCCTTATTCTTATAAGGAAATCTCTGGCAACCCTACTTTTCTCCAAAAACTCACCTACTTTCTGTAAAATTCAGTTCAGAAAAACTAAACTATAGGCGTAAAAAAATATGTGGAAATATCCTCAGTTTTCAAACCTAATATATCTACTGATCTTAAAATTTCAGTTTGGGAAAAATCACTTGCGTTGTTGATTTTAGCTGATAAAGTATTATTGGAGCAGCCTAATAGTTTAGCAAAATTATAAGAAGTTCCACATTTTTCTTTAATCCTACCCTTTAACTTGCTGTAGTTGAATTTAGTATTACTCACCATTGTTTTCACCTCCTTAATTAAAAAAAGATAGATTTGTGTATTATTAACAATGCTTTTGATATACCTACAAATTCGTTTTACTCGAGAGTTGCAAGATTTTGCACATTATATGCAATTTTGTTACTACACTTTATTCACATTGCACAATTCAATATATAGTGTTTATTTGACTTAATTTTCTATATATAGTATAATATATCTATAAATTAAGAAAGGAGGAACACTATGTCTAATACAAAACAGACTAGTAAAAGTGTAGCAACAAAAGCATCCAAGATTTTGCGTAGCAAGAGTAGTAGTAAGGCTAGCAAATCTGTTGCTGGTAGTGCATTATCACAAACTAGAACTGGAAGAAAAACAAAATAATCTACCAGCTGAGCGAAGTTTTTTACTTCGCTCTT